CCGTCCGGCGGAAGCGTTCTAAGAAGCACGGCGTGGGCGGCAAGCCCACTAACGTAGCAACACTTGCAGCCGCAGGAGGCTCAATCATGAAGATGAAGAGCAAGGGCTACGCTAAGGGCGGGGCCATGAAGAGCAAGGGCATGGCCAAGGGCGGGGCGATGAACAAGAAGCCCGCTGGCAAGATGCGGCCGCCGTCCAAGAAGAACAGCGGCCTCTACGGCTAAGGGTGCCGTATCTTCAGAGTAACATCCCCCACTTCAAGTGCTGGGTCCGCCGTGAGTACACCAAGAACCACATGGAGTACCACGGCGAATTTTTACACGCGATGGCGATCGCGGTAACGACGATGCCGACCAGGTGCCTCAGCTTCCAGGTGTTGTTCACCGGGGCCGAGACCTACGACACCGACGAGCCGAACGTGCATGGTGGGGCGATGTGGGCGCGGATGCCGATTACGGCGCTGGTTGGGGACACGCCGCTGGAAGACTGGCCGGAGCCTATGCCGGTCTGGGCTGCGCAGCCTTGGGACTGCAGCAGCCACCACCACGCGGTTTATGTCCTAGACCGATGCACGCCATGCCCCTGGCTGGCGAAGATCGACGGGAAGTTTTATCCGGCGAAGTATTACTTCACGGTCGATTATGCCGAAAACGAGATTGCCGACGACCCGGCTCAGCACAAGCAGAGCCACGTCCTGGAGCTTCTCGATGCAGGCAAGTGGACCGGGAACATCGTCGCCCTCCCGAACAATCGGGTGCGGGTGACGCATCCGGCATGGTTTGAGACGGGAGAGGGTGCGCCTGATTTCCGCCCGAGCCAGCACATCCACTACAGCAAGTCAGACTTGGACTATACTCTGGACGTGAACCAGGTCTTCGACAATCTGTACGCTGAGGGTGACGACAATGGCGACGAGCAACAGCAAGGACTTTGAGCTCGACGTAGCCGAGTACATCGAGGAGGCGTTTGAGCGGTGCGGGCTTGAGCTCCGCACCGGCTACGACCTTGAGTCGGCGCGTCGGTCCCTGAACCTGCTGCTCGCCGAGTGGGCGAACCGTGGCCTGAACCAATGGACGGTCAAGCAGAACGCGATCCCCATGGTCCAGGGCACGGCGAGCTACAACCTCGACGCAACCAACCCCACGGCGGTGATCGACGTCCTCGATTGCTTCGTGCGGGAGACGGTGAGCGGGACCACCACGGACCTGCCCCTGAACCGCATGAGCCGCGCCGAGTACGCCAACCTGGCGACCAAGAGCACGACCGGGAAGCCGAACCAGTTCGTGATGGACAAGCAGATCACGCCCACGATCACGATCTGGCCGGTGCCCGACAAGAGCTCGACCTACACGGTCTACGTCAACGTGCTCACGCGCATGGACGACGCCGATACGGCCGCGAACACGATGCAGATCCCCTTTCGCTTCTACCCGTGCCTGGCGGCCGGGCTGGCCTACTACATGGCTTTGAAGCGGGCCCCAGAGAAGGTGCAGCTGCTGAAGGTCCTCTACGAGGAGGAGTTCGATCGCGCCATGTCCCAGGACGAGGAGCGGGCATCCTTCCGGATCGCGCCCGGGCTCCGCAGCTATAACATTGCCTGACCATGGCCTTCGCATCTAACAGGCGAGCTTACGGAATCTGCGACATCACCGGGTTCCGATACCGGCTCAAGGACATGAAGAAGACCTGGGACGGGCTCCTCGTGGGGCCCGACCAGTGGTCCCCGAAGCACCCCCAGCTTGAGCGCAAGCCGACGCCGGCGGATCCCCAGGCTCTGAAGAACGCGCGCCCGGATCCTAACGCCGACGGCAACGACCTCACGGCCTTCCCGCTGGTCTACACCAACGTGGGCGATGGTAAGCTGGGCACAATTTTGCAAACTTTTGCAGTCTCCTGTACTGTCGGCGCGGTGGAGGTAACCACATCATGAGCTTTACCCTGGCCACCTTAAAAGCCGCCGTGCAGGACTGGATGCAGGTCGACGAGACCACGTTCAACGACAACCTGGATGAGATGATCCAGAACGCAGAGGCGCGGATCTTCAAGCTTGTGCAGCTCCCCGAGCAGCGCAAGAACGTGACCGCCAACGTGTCGACGAACAACCGCTTCCTGGCCACGCCTAGCGACTTCTATGCGCCTTTTAGCTTGGCGGTGATCGCGGACAACACCTATCACTACCTGTTGTTCAAGCACCCCAGCTTCATCAAGCAGTATGCCCCGGGCACCGCTACGCGCGGCCGCCCGAAGTATTACAGCCAGTTTGATGACACGGCCTTTGAGCTCGCCCCGGTGCCCGATGCGGACTATTCGATCGAGCTTCATTACCTCTACAAGCCGGCGTCGCTGACCTCTGGTGGCGATGCCGGGACGACCCTCCTGTCGACCGAGTACCCGGAAGCGCTGCTCTACGGCACCCTCGTCGAGGCCGCGATCTTCCTCAAGGAACCGATGGATGTGGTCACCACCATGGAGGCTCGTTTCAAGGAGGCCGTGACCCGCATGAAGAACCTCAGCGAGGGCCGCGGCACCCGAGACGAGTTCCGCTACGACATGCTGAGGATTGGAGTGTCTTGATGGAGAAAGATCCGGGCTTAAAGGGGAAGAAGGTCGCGATCGTCGCCCTGGGAGCATCCCAGATTGACTTTGTGATCGGGCTAGAAAACAGCAAGCAGTGGGACGAGGTCTGGTGCATCAACTCGGCGCTGGCGGTCTACCGCCAATGCGACCGGGTGTTCATGCTCGACCCGCCCTCTCGCTACCTCGATACCGAAGACGCCGGCAACCAGACCGAGATCATGCGGAAGATGCTTCCCGTGCATCCGGGGCCCATCTACACCTGCGAGCTCGACGAGCGGGTGCCTGGGGCCGTGGAGTACCCGCTGGCCGAGGTGGTTACTTATGCTAAATGCGCATATCTAAATAACACCGTGGCCTATGCCGTGGCCTATGCCTACTGGCAGGAGGTGGGTCACGTCGACTTGTTTGGTGTGGACTTCAGCTATAGCCACAACCTGCACTTCGCTGAGGCAGGCCGGGCTTGCGTGGAGTTCTGGATCTCCAAGTGCCTGGAGAACAAGATCGCCATCGGGGCCTCGCCCCGGTCGAGCCTGCTGGACAGCAACGTGGGCGTGACCGAGCGGCTTTACGGTTATCACCGGCTAGACGACCCCATGGTGGCTATGCCTCACCAGGATGAGTGGGTCCTATGCCCACGGTCCAAGCTGAGCGAGGTGGTTCAGGAGCGCGAGATTGAGCTCGTGAAGGTCACCAAAGCGCCGGAGCCCTATAAGGGATGATGAAGGACGATGTAGGGCCCAAGCTGGGCAACGTCATGGTTTCTACGACCCATAACCGAGGGCACGACCCCGAGTTTTGGGCGGAGCAGGCCACGAGGAAGATCTGCGGCATTTCGGAGCACGCGGATCCCCATGTGCGCAAGCAGGCGCTGGCTTTCCGGGACAAGGTCTATGAGGTAATCTTGGCGGAGATGCGGAGCGCTATCCGCAGCGACCGTGTTACCCTGAGTAATCAGATGAGGGCGCGCGGGGTTAACGATTTGGCGCAGATCATTCGGGAGCTTTGACATGGCCATCACCTCCGCAATTTGCACGAGCTTCAAGCAGGAGCTCCTGGTTGGGACGCACAACTTCACTAACAGCACCGGCGATACCTTTAAGCTGGCGCTGTACACGAGCTCGGCCACGCTTGGGGCCACCACGACGGTCTATACGACGAGCCAAGAAGTCAGCGGCATCAACTACACGGCCGGTGGTGCGGCCCTCACTAACGTGACGCCCACGACTTCTGGGACGACGGCCATCGTCGACTTCAACGACCTTACCTTCTCTACGGCTACCATCACTGCCCGGGGCTGCCTGATCTACAACGACGATCAGGGCGACAAGGCTGTGGCCGCCATCGACTTTGGCGGGGACAAGACCAGCACGGCGGGTGATTTCACGATTGTGTTCCCGACGCCGACCGCGACGGGCGCGATCATTCGGCTGGCATAATG